AAATGGAGTTTATCCATATTAGCCAGTCTTCTTGCTATTCTTGAGCCGACACTTCCATTTATTTTAATTTCTATGGCTTTCATTACCGGTGATTGCATTACTTCATGGCGACTGGCTCGTAGAGTCAAAAAGAAAACAGGAAAAGCAAGTGGAAAATTCCAATCCTCGAAGTTTGGAAAGGTCCTTATCACGTCACTAATTGCCCTGGCATTAATTTGCCTGGCATTTCTAGTCGAAAAGTATATTTTAGTGATGTATAAGGATATTTACCTGGCTAATTATGTAGCGTTCCTGGTATGCTTCAAAGAATTGTGGTCAATGTTGGAGAATGAAAGTTCATGCAGCGACTCTAAATGGGCAAAAGTGTTGCAAAAGGTCATGATCGATAAGGCTGAACGGCACTTTGATATTGATTTATCCGGATTAGAAAATAAGGAGGAAGCGAAATGAAAGAATTAATAACCATGGTAAGAATGGAAGCCATGCCATTCAAGATTGAAGCAGCTGCGATAATGTCATTTATAGAAGTCGAAACCGGTGGTTGTGGTTTTGCTAAAGATACAGGAAAAATACTGATCCAATTTGAACCGGCTTGGTATCGAAAAGTTACCCATTATGCACCTTCCGGATTATGGTCCGTCAATAAAGTTGATGTACAATCCAAAGAATGGATTGCTTTCAATGATGCCTTCAGGTTGAATAAAGAGGCAGCACTCGAATGTACTTCCATTGGATTAGGTCAAATTATGGGATTTCACTGGAAAAGCCTGGGATATGATTCAGTTCACGCGATGTGGGATGATGCAAAATTGAGTCTGGATCGTCAGATTTGGCAGATATGTAAGTTTATCAGTACCGATATAAAACTGCAATCAGCACTCAAGGCGCACGATTGGGATGGTGTTGCAAGCATTTACAACGGTTCCGGATTTAGAGCCTTAGCGGCTAAGTATTGCCGTGAACCATACGATATTTCAATGAAAAACGCTTACTCAACATATAAAAGATTATGAAAAAAATCATATTATTCCTCGCTCTTATTATTCTGGCCGGATGTTCCGGAACAAAAAAAATAACAACATCGGATTTAAAATCCAATATCGATACGAAAACTGAAGTGTCAAAAAATACTGAAGTAAAAGAATCGGGCAAAACGGTAGATAAATCGACCGCTGTGGTTGACTCCAGTGCTCAGAAGTATTTGGCACAAATTGAAAAACTGACAGCTCAGTATGAAGCCAGGCTTCGTACATACGATACTTCTAAACCAATCAACCCGAAAACGGGAACACCTCCCATTGCAAGTGATTTGACTATCACGAATAAAACGGACAATTCAAAGGAAACAAATCAGGGTGAAACTTCACAGATAAAGAAGGCGCAAAATACTGATGTTGAAATTGATTATAAACTAGAACTTCAGCAGCGCATTGATAGTTTACAAAAAGTGAATGCAAATCTGAAAAGTAACACGGAAAGTAAAGAAGTTCCGGTAAGTTATTGGTGGTTTTGGATACTTATCGGGATTTTGATTCCTGTATTGGTATGGTTTATAGTAAAGTTCGATTGGCATGCTAAATTGTTTGTATGGATATTGAACTTGTTTAGATTGAAAAAATAGTTTGTTCTTTTTTTGTTTTTCATAGTATTAGATTTTAAAGTTAAGTTGATAAACCGTTCCGGATCGTGAGATTAGGACGGTTTTTTTTTTTGTCTTTTTTCTCATCCTACCGAATCATTTCATTTGCATAATTAATTATCAACCTTATGCAAAACGAAACAGCAAACAGTACCGTACATCTCAATGGGGAACAGGCAAAACAGGAACTTACCGCACTTGCCCAAAAGGCACAAAACCTTAGAATGCGGTTAGTGGAAGCCAACGAAGCCGGTGACGGTAAGGCTTTCGAAAAACTCACCAAGGAACTGACTGCAACCAACAAGCAGATGAAGCAAATGGCAAAAGAAGCTTTTGACGTGAAAAAGGTATTGGATAACTTGTCGGGTGCTTCTATGCCTGATTTAGTAAAAGCCAAAAAAGAAATTGACAAACAGTTGAGTAGTCCTTCCATTGCACGGAACTCGAAAGAGTGGAAGGAACTGCAGGCGCAATTAAGATCGGTAAAAACTGAAATGTCGGCTATCAGTAACGAGTCCAAAGTTACAGAAAGTGCATTTACAAAGCTAGCCAACTTTACCAACAAATCATGGCAAATGTTTGCAGCTGGAGCAGCTGCTCTCCTGGGTGTAGTTTTAGGATTGAAATCGGCAGCCATGGAAGCCGCTCGAATGAGTGATGTATATGGTCAGGTTCAAAAATATACAGGCGAAAGTGCCGCCGGTGTTGCCGGGCTAAATGATGAACTGAAAAAAATGGATACCCGCACCGCCCGTGACGAACTTAACCGGTTAATGGGTGAAGCCGGTAAGTTAGGAGTAGAGGGTAAGGATAATTTATTGCAATTCGCCAAAGCTGCTGATATTATCCAGGTATCGTTGGGTGATGACCTGGGCGCGGATGCTGTGAAGAATATCGGAAAGCTAACCTATATGTTCGGAGTCCAGGAGAAAATGGGTATGGAAAAATCTATGTTAGCCGTCGGGTCCGCAATAAATGAGGTTGGCCAAAAAAGTACAGCCTCTGAAGCTTATTTGCTTGAATTTACTAACCGACTTTCGGGTATGGGTGTTGCTGCCGGAATGACTATTCCTCAAATTATTGGTTTCGGTTCTGTTTTGGATCAGAACGCTCAACAGGTAGAAATGAGTGCTACAGCCATGAATAAGTTTATCGGTACGTTGGCCACTAAATCAGAAAGTATTGCCAAAGCGATCGGTATCCCGGCTTCAAAACTTAAGAAAGCAGTAGGCGAAGATATGAATGCAGCTTTACTGATGGTTTTTGAGCAGTTGAATAAAAAAGGTGGATTAATTGATTTAGCTCCTTTGTTTTCAGACCTTGGTGCTGACGGTGCCAGGGCTGCCAGTGTAATCACTATTTTGGCCAGTAAATATAAAAGCTTAGGCACGGAGCAATCACTTGCACTAAAATCGTTCAATGCCGGAACATCTGTTGTCAAAGAATTTGAAATTCAAAACAATACCATGCAAGCCAAAGTGGATAAATCCAAAAAGGCGTTTTTAGATGCAAGCGAAACATTAGGAAAATCACTTTCTCCAGCATTTCTGCATTCGACCAATGCAGCTGTATACATGATCAAAGCTTTATCTCAGCTTCCTATGTGGTTGAAAGAAAATAGAGGGTTATTATTGACATTGGCAACAACCATGACCATTTATGCCATTGCGGTTAACAGAGCATGGATAGCTACTCAGGCACAAATGGTACTTGAAAAATTAAAAGTAGCCTGGACAGCAGCTACTACAGCTGCAACTCTGGCTCAGGTAGCTGTAACCGGTTACCTTACCGGTGCAACCCGAGTAGCTAATTTAGCTACAAAGGAATTCTTTGCAACCTTAGGACTTAATCCATTCATTGCCGTTGGTGTAGCCATTGCAGCCATTGTCATTGCCTTGTATAAATGGAGGGAAGCCAACGAAGAAAATAAAAAAGCTACTCAAATTTATAAGGAGATAATGGATGATCAGACACAACTTCTGGAACAAAATTCAAAAGCCTTATTGCAAAATAAATCCGAACTGGAGGGACTTGTAGTGGCAATTACCAATACAAATAATAATGAGGCTACCCGTAGCCGGCTGATTGACGAATTAAACAAGAAGTTCCCTGGCTTTATTTCTTTTATTGACAAAGAAAAAGTATCGAATGAACTGCTAAAAGCAGCATTGGCAGACGTAAACGAACAATATGATTTACGCCTGCAGAATGTTGCGTTGAGTGCAAAAAGTCAGTCGTTTGAGAATGCTGCTGTAAAAGCAATGACAAGACAACTCGAAATTCAAGAAAAATTAAAAGAGTTACGCGCCGATGGTACCAATGATCACGACAAAGAAATAAAGAAATTGGAAGCGGAAGATGCAAAATTGAACGCCGACATTAAAAACTATAAAGCGAAAGCCACCGAATTGAAAACAAAAGTTGTTGATAATAATTCTCAGTCGGATGAAATGAATACACCTGCCTATTATGAAAGTCAGATGCGCATCTGGAAATCAACAATGAAAGATATTTCAGAGAAAAGGAGAAATGCAATTGCGGATGGTAACTCTGAGCAGTCCGAATTTTATAATAATCAAATTGTACAGGCGAATGCAGCTTTTAAATATGCCAATTTGAAGTTTAATGAATTGAGTAAAAAACCTAAACCGACAAATGTTCCCAAGGGAACTCCAACTGATCCAACTGATAAAGAAATAAAAGCCCAACAACAAAAAGAATTGGATGCAATTGATAAATGGTTGGCTGAAGAACAAATTAAGCTAAAAAAACGTCATGAAACCAATCTTGACAGTGAGGAAGTTTATGCAAAAAAGATGGTCAATCTGAATGAAAAAGCCTTGGGTAAAAAACGGGATGTGTACAAAAAATCAGATAAGGAGTATCTTGATTATCAGAATCAAATTGAAGATATAAAACTAAAACGTCAGGACGATGCCGAAAAATTGAGTCTGGAGTCAATGAAGGCATTGCAGGATGCCAGGTTGAATGCAATCGTATTATATGACAATGCTCAGCGTGATCAGATTGAACTCGATTTGCAGAATGATGTCATTACTCAAGATGAACATGACAATAAAATTCTGGCCCTGGATAAGGTACTTGCTGAAGCTAGGTTAGATGCTGCTAAAGAACATGCCCGGGATATTGCTTCATTTCATTACAAATCGGATAAGGAAAGAGTAGATGCCATTGAAGCTTCCAACAAAGAAATAGAAGCCGCTGACAAGGATTTAAGCGAAGTAGAAAAGAAAATTCTCCGTAAAAGCATTGCCGACAAAAAGGAGATTGAAAAAGAAATCAAGGAGATTGAGAAAAAATATGGCATTAACTCGTATAGGGATAAACGTAAAGAATATGAGCAGGACTTAAAAGACCTTGAGGAAGCACATAAAAAAGAACTTGTTCTCTATGAAAAGGATGCTAAGAAAAAAGCAGCTTCCGTAAAACGCTATGAAAGTGATATTGCCAAAATAAAACTTACTCAAGCAAAAAAAGTAGCTGAAGACATTGCCGAAATTACTCAAGCTGCCGGAAACCTTGTTGCTGCCATTCAGGAAACCGAAATGTTGGCCGTGGACAATAAATACGCAGCTGAACTAAAAGCAGCAAAGGGTAATTCAGATGAAACCACCCGAATTGAGGAAGAAATTGCCGCCGAAAAAGTAAAGGTTCAGAAGAAATATGCTGATACGAACTTTGCAATCAGTGTGGCTCAAATCAGTGCCAATACAGCAGTGGCCATTATGAAAGCACTGGCAGATTTAGGACCAATTGCCGGCCCAATTGCTGCCGGATTAATAGGTCTTACCGGATTAGCTCAAATAGCAGTGGCCAATGAACAGCGTACTGCCGTTCAGCAACTCTATACAGGTGGTTTTACTGAGCCAGGTGATAAATATAAACCTGCCGGCATTGTTCACGCCGGTGAGTTCGTCGCCAATCAGGATGCAGTACGCAATACACCAATGCGGAAAGTATTCAACCTGATTGACCACGCTCAAAAAACAAACACAGTGGCGCGGATCACCAATGAAGACATTGCCAGGGTAGTTGGAGTTAGAAAAGGTTTTTCAGATGGTGGATATGCTTCAGCAATGCAAGCGGCCGGTACCGGTGGTGGTTCTGGTATCAGTAAGGAAGAATTAGCCTGGGCAATTCAAATGGCCATGCAGGGGAATAATTCAGTAATAACCGCATTATTAGCAGAAATTCAAAAAGGGATTAAAACTGATTTGAGTATTTCAGGAAGAAATGGAGTGGCACAAAAACTTGATGAATACAACCAACTAATTAAAAATGCACAAGGATGATACAGTTTTTTGTAAAAAATAGGGAATTACTTCTTCCGGATGATTTCAGTTTCAACTGGAACGAACAAAATCCGGAGATAACAACAAATGGTGAATTTTCTTTAGATATGACCGTATCGTTACTGGAGGCTCAAAATGCAATTGCTTTTGAATTCCTGAACCGGTTGAATATAACAACGATCACAAAAACAGCAGATGCGCGTCTGATCATTGATGGTGTGGTTCACTCAGGAACTATCATTATTTCAAAGAATACTGACATTGAGGTTCCATTTCAATTTATTGCCGGAAATTCCGAACTAAAGTATATTGCCAAAAATGAAAAAAAGATTTGGGAATTGGACTTTGGATCAGTTCCAAATCAAATTGATTATACCAGGGCATTGAATAGCATAACAACACCAAGTTATACAAATGGATTTGTCTGCACTCCAGTGTTAGTTGGAGATGAAATCCTGAACCATTACACGCTGGATATACAGGCAAACTCATATGTGATTAATGGTATTGAAGGAAAGATAATCATGCAACCTTATTTGTTGTACTTTGTCAACAAATTGCCAGAATTGTTGGGTTATAAACTTGGTGAAAATGCAATGAACCTGGATGAACGTGCAAAGCAAGAATATCTGATCAATACGGTTGACTCATTGAAATATGCCGATGCGCTTCCGGACATGACCGTTTCCGATTTTATTACAGCAATCGAAAATGGTTATAATGTTTCTTTTGTGATTGATCCAAAAACAAGAACCTGTGATATCGTTCGTTCGTCAACAAATATCGCTAATAAAAAAACGGTACTATTAACTAAAGTTCTTGATAGTTATGAACGTGCCTTTGACGCTAATTCTAATCTGTCTGACAGGTATAAGTGGACTAAAGTTTCTTATCCAACGAATACGAGCAATTGGTATAAATACCAGCAGCTGACGGAAGATTTTATGTTGAAGTGTGAAATCAAGGAATATGCCAGTTATACATTGTTGCGTAACCATATCATTGCCACTGCCGATATTGGGAATAAACTGATTATTTACCGCGATTTATCTACAATGAATGATTATTTTGTCCGGGATTATAGTGATGGCCTTACGACTGTATCAGAATTCTTCATTGATGAAATCACCTGGGCCGTCAATAGCCGAACAGGTGGTTACGACATTTGTCTTATTAATAAGATGAAAAGTTCAGGTACCAGTGATGATAAAGTAATGACATTGGATATAGTTCCGGCATCAATGGCGGTAAAAAAGCATACGGTTAGCTATGTATTATCAGGGGGAGGTTCTCAAGGTTTTGAATGTGTTTATCAGTTGCCGGTAGCCAGTAATTCATATTATCTGCCTATTACTGCCAAATTTATTGCAACTTTAGAAGCGTC